GGAACACAAGCAGCAGTTCTATGAAGTCCAGCACCCATTTACCGATCTTGCACATCTTCTTTCGCTCCTTCCTTATTTGGATCGTCATACACCGGGGGCAGACCTGCCGCCCCTCCGGTATAATCGCACCACAGCAGACACACCTTTCAGGCCCCATTATCAACCACCGGCTCCTTTCTTCAAGGCACACATAGTACACATTGCTACGGCGCCGGTCTTTTCCAACATTCCCACCCGGGGATCTTTCCAACATTCCTCTCCGCACACCGGGCACTTAACAAGTTCCCAGTCCGGGTGTCCTGCCGGCACATTCTTTTTCAACGGCATACAGATATAACCGCCTCGGGCTGTGCTTTTTCTCGGTGTGATGTTAACGTAATTCATTCTTAACCTTCTGTTTGTTCCCGACATTTATGTCGGGAACACCACGCCATTCCCAATGCTTGCAAGTCCACACTCTCCCTTTGTGTGCAATGCAATCACGGAATTTGCAAGTATGCATTCCGCTGTATTCTTTGTGTGGTCTGCTATGCTTACGCACCCTGCACACGCCTTTTAATTCAGCAACCGCCACATCTCTCTCCTTGCGAAGCTGGGCGTTTTCGACTTGCAGTTCTTCCGCTTTTTTCTGCCACTCCACATGGCCATCGTTAGCAAGATCCAGCAAGGCACTTCTCATATCCAATTCGGCTTGCAGTTTCTCAATAGCATTTGCGGCTTCACCAAACAGCGTACACGGTATATTAAATTGCTCCTTAGTCGATCTATCGCCTGTTTTCAACCGATCAATCAATTCTTTCATTTTCCTGCCTCCTTCGGTGGCACGGGAAGCGGCATCCAGTGGGTAACTTCCTTGTAGTTGGTTGCCGAAAGAACAGTGTCGTGACCATCAATCCACCAGCCGTAATCTTTGTAGCCATAATGCGCAACATACATTTGACCTGACGGCAGAGTGTGCACTAAGTAATATTTGCGATCCTTCCAGTGCTTGCCGTAATCATTTTCTGGTAGCCCTTCCGCAACGGATGTCCACCGAGGTATTGTTACACCGTTTGCGGTAAGATGGTCCGCTATATCCTCGTCACGGCATTCCTCGCACGATGTGCAGTGATGGATCAGTTCGATCAATTTCCTGCGTTCAAGTTCTTCTGCGATTGACCGTTTGCTAAACCGACCTATGCCAGCAAGGTTTTGCAACTCGGCAATCTTTTGCAATTCTCCGGATCTAAACATCTATTATTCCTCCCCTTGCTCCCTTAACAGCTTTGACCTTCCGTCCGCACAATCAGCCAGCTTCCATACACTGTAGAGGGCAAAGGCAAGCGGGTTTCTGATGTACCCAATGTGCTGTGCCTTTTCAAACTCCTTCTTCAACAGATCTATCGCCTTATCTACCGAAAGCACCACCTTCTTTTTGTTCTCACCGTGGGCAGCGCACCCGATCTGCATTAACGCATTCCTGGTTCTGTCGCTGACCATAGAGAAGTCGGTACCCTCGGCAGGGGCGTAGTTCTCCATATTGTCGTAGTGCCATTCCAGGCCGTTGTGGAAAAGGAACATCGTGCCACATAGGGCATATGCTGTTCTGACCTCGCCGGTTGCAACATTCTTTACTTTGTACATAATCAAGTCTCCTCCAGTATAAAAGTCGTCTGCTGTGCTAACTCAAAATTGCACCACAGAACCTCGGTTCGCTGGTCCGAATTTTGGTTATAGGCCTTTCTGGTAACCCTGTTCCATCCGGCCAGTTCCTGGTCATACATTTCGTGGGGATAACCGGAAAGGATCACCGGGCCTTTATGTTGCCGTAGGGCGTCGAGCAGATCAAGATGGTCCTGTTCTTCCATTTCAAATCGGTACTGCTTGCCACCCCGGGTATCA